TTGTGATTCGAAAAACCCTCGGCTGGCAGAAATACAAGGACCGCCTTGCAAAGTCTGTCATCGCCGCCGCAACCGGGCTTTCAGAGGGCACGGTGGACAAGTGCATGGCGAACCTGATCGCCTTTGGGTTGGTCATCCGTGTGGACGAAAACAACATCACCCATGACGGCATCGAATACGAAGTCCAGATGTACGACGAAAAGATTATTTGGACTGCCCTTGAAGACCGTAAGCATGCTCTTGCTGCTCGGAACGCAAAACGCACCGAAGCCGCCCGGAAAGCCCTCAAATTGAAGGTTGAAAATACCCCGTCTGTCGGACAGACCCCCTCTGTGGGACAGCCAGCCAGCCCGGTTGTCGGACAGACCCCCTCCCCGTCTGTCGGACAAGGCACACAAAAGCCAATTAAAACCAAAAAAGATATTGGCGCTGAAGCGCCGACACCGCCTGCGGAATGGGGAATGGGCTGGCAACTTAAGGCAGGGGTTGAGAACGTACAACTCCCCACGGAAGAGCAGCTCGCCGAAGCCCGCCTCAAAGACGCCGTCGGCATGTTCGGACCAAACTATCAGCACTTTGTCCGCGCTTTCATCCTTGCCACCGGCATCTTCCCGCTCCGCGAGCATGTTTCCGGGTGGTCGGAAGCCTTCAAGGTGCAGCAAGCCTCAACTGGCTTGACCCCGGAAGACGTGACCGAAGCCTGTAAGCAAATGCTCGCTGAGAACCTGACGATCAAGAACCCGTTTTCAGTGATGAATAAAGTCCCCAACATCCGCGCCAAGCGCAAGGCATCAACCGCCAGCACGCCCAAGCCGCTCGACACACCATTCGCCAATGCCGTAGACAACTACGTCCCGAAACCACGCCCAGCAAGAACGCAAGCCACGAGGTAAACCATGACAGATACAGCCCCCGCCTATGTGCTCGCCCCTGAAATCCCGCACAACTTTGAAGCCGAAGAAGCCGTTCTCGGTTCCATCCTGATCGCCGGCTCCGAAGCCTTCCACGCCTGCCGGGTCGAACTCCCTGCGGGCGGCGAAGAATTCTATATCCACCGTCACCGCTTTATCTGGAACGGATGCGAAAAGCTCGTCAATTCAAACAGCCCTATTGACCTGCTACTCCTGATTGACCAGCTCGAAAAAGATGGAACCCTCGCAGAGATCGGCGGCGAAGCCTATCTAACCGGTTTGATCAACCGCCCGCCGACCAGCCTCAACGCCAGTAAATACGCCGCTCTCGTGCATGAGCACCACATCCGCCGCGGCATGCTCAACGCCGCCAACGAGATCGCCGCGCTCGCTTATGACAGCAAACTGACCGCCGACGACGCCGCCAGCCAAGCAACTCACAAACTCTCGACCGCGGTAAGCGTCACGTCAACCAAGCGGGCAATCTCCCTCGCTGACAGCGTGCGCAGGGTGGATGCCCTGATTGAAGAGCGCCGCCATTCGACAGAACTGCCTGGCATCCCGACCCCGTGGAGTGATTATACAAAGCTACTCGGCGGCGGTTATCAGCCGGCAGACCTCTCGCTCGTCTGCGGACGCCCAGGTGACGGCAAGACCACCGCCCTCGGTCAATCCGCCTTGTATGCCGCCAAGTACATGATCGGCGCGAACATCCGCAGAAAGCATGTCGCTCTTTTCTCTTTGGAAATGCCCCATGAGCAAATCACGCTCCGCTTAATTTCGCAACTCTCCGGCATTGATTACCAGCTCTTGCAGTCCGGGCGCATCCCTGACGAAAAGTGGAATGACTACTACGCCGCCATTGACGAACTCTCCGATCTCGCCATTCACTTGGACGACACAAACGGCGCGACGCCTGCGTATATCCGTTCCCGCTGTGAAATTCTCGCCTCCGCCGGCATGCTCGACATCGTGTTTGTTGACAGCTTGAACCTCATGAAGTCCGGCACCGGACGCAGTTTTGCAGGACGTGAATTTGACGAAGCCAACATCTGCGCCCGTGAATTGAAATACATCGCCAAAGATTTCAACATTCCGGTCGTGGCTGTGCATCAGCTCAACCGTGATATTGAAAAGCGAAGCGACAACTCCAAGCCGAAACTCGCTGACCTGCGCGACGGCGGAGACATGGACGCCGCCAACGTCATGATTATCTGGCACGAGCGCGACGACGATAGAAACATCAAGCAAAGCGCTTTCTGTCAGGTCAAGCACCGCAACGGTCCAGTCAAAGAAGTGCCAATTATCTTTCAGCAAGCCCGAAACCGCTTCGCCAACGCCACCATACAGAGGTTCAACTAATGTATCAATCCGCCGACCTCAACCACCCCATCCTTCCCGAAGCCGAAATCCGCGAACTCGTCCGCCGGCACCGCGCCGGCGACGAGGACGCTGCCGCCCGCATCATCAAACACAACGAGCGCATGATTTATCGTATTGCCCGCCGCTACCACTCCACCCGCGTATGTGGAGACACACCGCTCGAAGACCTCATGCAATGGGGTCGCATCGGCATGATGAGAGCACTTGAAGATTTTGACATTGAAAGAGGGAACAAATTCACGACCTACGCATGGTCATGGGTCCGCATGTACATCAGCCGGTACGGCATGCAACAGGGACAAAAGGTGAAGCTGTCCTACCAAGCCAACCAAAAGCGGGCAAAGATCGGGCACGCCCGCGAGACATTTATGCAGACCGAGCACCGCGAGCCGACGCCTGAAGAATTGCAGAAAATCGTCGGTATCTCCGCTGAAAAGATCATGGACCTGGGCGTTCCGGTGGTCAGCCTCGAAATGAAGATCAACTCCGTGGACACCATCGGCGAAGCGCTCCAAGACCGGGACGCCGACCTTGCCCAGCAGATCGAAGACCGTCTCACCGCAGAGACACTCATGCGCCGCATCCGTCGCATGCCGAAACGCACCCAGCAGATCATCGCCATGTCCTACGGGCTGGACGGCGGCGAGCCGGCGAGCTTGCAGCTCATCTCCGAAAAGCTGGGAGTCACCCGGGAACGTGTCCGGCAGATCCGCGAGGAAGCCCTGAAATACCTCCGGCAAATGGCATGAAATTCTTTTTCATTTTCGATGCAATGTTGTTTATTCAGTAGAACGACAAAGCACCTTAACAACAGCACGCAAATGGGTTTGTAGCTCAATGGCAGAGCATCCACGACGCCAAGCGAAACAGCGCGGCATGACGGAAGGTTACAGGTTCGACCCCTGTCAAATCCACTAGGGAGGCGGTAAGTCCGCCGAAGCGCGAACGCCCTACGGAGCAAGTCAGCCGGATGTGTAGGCACACAGCCGGAACCACTGGTAAGCCCCCGACCGTTCGTGAAACCTACCGGGAGACAAGCAACGGAGAGACGTGCCGGCGGTTGTTGCCTCAATCGCCGAGGCTGGCAAGCCTTCGCCACCGGGCAAGCCCGGAGCGAGAACATGCAAATCAGTCGTCTCCATTTCTGACTATCGGTACTGCCACAATGACTGCGCAAGTCAGCGGGTGAGCAGGTGGCGAAAACCATCCGAACGACTGATTACCCCAAGCCCCTCGGTGCGGTGAAGTCCACGAACAGTAAACAAACTGCCGGGGTGCGGAGTGAAATCTTGAAGGAGTGCCCGGCACTAAAAACGCAGAGCTTCCGCGAAAGCGGCGATGACCGGGAACGTGGTGCAATTTGCCAAAGTCTGGATCACTCCTTCCCTTTGAATGTCACAGGTAGCAGCCGTCATGGTTTTTTAGCCATGTAAATGGTGGCTTTCGGCGAACCTCCTGCCTGTTTCATAGACCTGTCAAAGCGTAATTCATGCCCGTAGAACTGGCAGAGCATCGCCAGACGTAGGAGTGGTGCAGAGACAGGTATCCCCAGCCGTGTCCACGATGTGCAAGCGCCAAATTCGGTCATAACGTGGTATGGAGACCGAACGGCTGGGTGACCTCGAATACCCCATGACATGGGGAGCCGTGAGCGGCACGCCGGAAACCCCATGCCGGCGATGGTTCTGCTCAAACCATAGAGCAGCACGGCTCCCCGCATTTGAATGTTTCGGGAGTAAACCTTCCCTGCCGTGACGAATGGCAGAACCTCCCGTTCATTACCCCGCCGCAGAGCCAAAAGCACGCGACCCAGCGCGGACGCGCCCGTGTGAAGTAGTCGCGGCGGGGTTCCATCAGCAATCACACGCGAGATCATGAGACGCCGGTAGAGATCGCGTGATAGGAAGTGGCGCCCTGATTGCAAAATCTTCGCGCCGAGGAGAAGTCCTTGCTTAATAGACAAATTTTTCCGGCGTCTCATGCCGTGGTAGCTCAGTGGAAGAGCGACTGCTTCGTAAGCAGTAGGTCGCGGGTTCGACCCCCGCTCTCGGCTCTCGGAAGCCTTTAGGCATCTAGGCACCCTAGCTCTGCCGAAGCTGAAAAAAAAGGCGAAGGCTTCCGACTTCGTTTTCCCCTCCTTTGTCAAAGCACATGGCAGTTGTGGTGGCTGCCATGTGCCAAAGGGAGAGCCAATCACCACGAAGGGAGATTTATGAACCTTGAAGAAGCCCAACAACTCGCCAACCGAATACATGCCGACATGACCCCGTTCACAGTCCGCGCCGAGATTGCTGGCAGCGTCCGCCGCCGAAAGCAGAATGACATCAAAGATGTGGAGATCGTCTGCATCGCCAAGACCCAGCCTCTCACCGATATGTTCGGCATACAAACCGGAACTGTCAGCCTGCTCGAAAGTGCATTTCACGCCTTACTCAAACACTGGAACGCATGGACGATCAAAGCTGGCGAGAAATACAAGCAAGTCCTTTTTCCCGGCGGGCAGAAGCTCGACCTGTTCATCGTAACGCCGGAAACATGGGCGTATCAATTCGCCATCCGCACAGGACCCGCCGACTATTCACACTGGTTAGTCACACCCCGCCGCTATGGCGGGGCGTTACCGTCCTATCTGACAGTCAAAGACGCCCGGTTGTGGAAAGGCGAAACCCCGCTTCCAGTATTTGAAGAAGCAGAATTTTTCGACAATCTGGACCTTTATCCAATGCCGGCACCATGGGAACGCAAAGCGCCGGAGAATTTCAAACCATACAAGAAACAAGGAGCATCATGAGCGATTACATACACATCGGCGAAGACCTCGGAATGGGCGCGAATAAGCTATGGGGAGCCGCCGGCGGACAGCAGACCGTCAGCCAGGTAGCCTCGAACGGCAACAGCGCCATCAGCGGGATGCTCGGCTTGAAAGCCAAGCGCCGCCCGCTTCACATCACCAGTGCCTTCGGCTCGTTCTACGTCGGCGAAGGTGCGCACGAGCACGGACGCCCGGTTGAAAATCTCGAATTTGACCGCCTGACCGGAGCACCCGAAATGCGCGCCCTGTTCTATGGGGCGCTCGTCAACTATCAAAACGAATACGGCGAGTTTGACCGCCCGGTCTCCCTCATGGCAGGCTTGCCCCTGCAAATGATGACCGGCGCGAACGCCAAGAGCTACCAGCAAGCCGTCACCGGCTGGCTGAAAGGCACGCACGAATTTGAAGCCGACGGAAAGCCGGTCAAGATCGAGATCGCCAAAGTCCGCCTGACCTCCCAGCCCGTTGGAGCCTTGTTCGACTACGCGCTCGACGAAGAAGGCAACTTCCGCCCCGGCGGGACAGACGCCATGTTCGACGAAGTCGGCATTATCTCCATCGGCTTCAACACCCTCGAACTCTTGGTCGTGAAAGAACAGTCCGCCGTCGAACGCTTCACCCTCGGCAATACCGTCGGCGTCCGCCGCCTGCTCGAACTCATCAACCGCGAACGCCTGTTCTCGCTCGGCGAGCTTGACGAGAAACTGCGAGCCGGTCGCCTGAAGGCGGAAGTCAAAGCCGCGCTGCCCATTTGGGCGCGTGAAGTCAACGGCGAGATCGAGAAGTGCTGGGGCGCGAGTCACCGCCGCTTCTTGAAGGTCCTGATCGTCGGCGGCGGAGCGCTGCTCTTGAAAGACGCGCTTACTGCTCAATTCGGCGCGAAGGCATGGACGGCAGAAAATCCCGTCCTCTCCATTGCCCGCGGGCTGTACAAGCTCTCCGTCATGAAGCGATAGCCATGAACGAAGAAACGAGGCGCGGGCGCAAACCCGACCTGATCAAGAGCGAGCGCATCCGCATCGAAGGAAATCGAAAACGCGGAGTGAGTGCCCGCGACGATAAAACCTTCGCATGGCTGGACGGCATCGACGAAAGGGGAGGGGATCGCTTCGGCTCCGTTTGGGAGTTGCTCACCGCCGCCCTCAACGGCGAACTCGGACCCGCAATTCAGGAAGCCGTCGAAGAAGGCGACGCAGAGAAAGCCCGCGAAGCCGCGAAGCAAATCCTCGCCGCCTTTGTCGTGGACGAAGAAGACTAATTATTAGCCGTCAGAAATTCGCGGTTGAATTTCTGACGGCTAGAAATAAAACCGCTCCCCCACTTCTTAAACCCCTCATTTCCCCGATTTCCAAAAGGCAAGACACGCAAATTCACCCAATACACAAGGAGGCACCCATGCCAAAGAAAGACCCACGCACCATCATCCCTACCCGTTACCTGCCCGCCGGCTCTCGTCGTGTTACTTCAACCGTTGACGGTCGCCGCGTCTGGCTGATCCGTGGCAAAGAGTATGCCAGCAAGCGAGAATACTTCGCTTCCATCAGCCAACCCGCTCCCGCTGTGCCAGAAGCCCAGCCCACCGCCTCCGCCGACGACATCATGAACGACGAAGAATTCGTGGACGCCGCCGCGGTCGAGGACTGACCTCATGAGCGACACATCGTTCTTTGATTGTCGCGGAATAGAAGTCAAACGCCTGCCGGCATGGGTGCTCTCGGAAGCCGAAGGAATAATCAAGAGCATCGAAGCCGGCACACATTTTCAGGCAGTCGGCGGGAAGCGCATGCAATTCGATAGGTCGTTGATCTCCATTCCCGTGGGTCCCAAACACCGCATGCTTGCCGTGGAGATAGACGGAAGAATACGCTTCCGAAAACTCATGACCCACGAAGACTACAACAAGTACGCAAAGAAGGTCCGTCTATGAACGAAAAGCCGCCCTACCAGCCCCGCCTCTCCCATGCCGTTCTGCTCGTCTTCCTCGGCTGTATTGTCATCGCCTACGCCGCTGTCAATTTCAGCGACGCCGTGCTGACCGTCTCCCTGCTGACCGGTGCTCTCTGCTATCTGTTCTCTCTGCTCGTCATGTGGTGGTTGACCTCCCGCGAGCGCATTGCTTTCTATGACGCAGTAAGCCGGCTCGCGGACCGTCTCGCAGAACTCGACCCCGATCAATGGCAAGCCCTCGGCATTGCCTTCCCGACTCTTCGCATCCACTGGAACGGTCGCCCGCTCCAATTCATCGAAGACAGTGATTTCACCGTAGACGAGTTTCGGCGCTTTATGGACGATAGCGACTTCCGCCAGATTTCTCCCATGCGCAACTGGTCAAACGGGCGCGACCGCCGGACGTGGGAACGGATCAAGACCTGGCTCGAAGTGCGTGGCTATGTCCAGTACTACTCCGCCGCCGGCAATCATTCATGGCTTTGGAAAGGCAATGCCTTCCACATTCTGAAGATCCGCTACCTCGGCAGCGAGCCAATTCCCGAACTTGAACTCACCAAGATCGTCGCCCCCGTGAAAGAGAGTGAACATGTCCAACCTTAGGGTAAAAGGATGGTACGTCGAAGATATTATGCGCTGTCTTGCAAGTATCTACTTTGCCAGCAAGCCAAACCGCCGCCCAACCTCCGAACGTGACGAAGGCATGCTTTTAGGCTTTGCCGCCGCCGTGTCCGCCATCGCCATCGCTGTCGGCGGAAACCCGGAGACCATCCTCACGCCGGAAGACGTTCAGCGCATCAAGAGCCTTCGATGATCGCCTACATGCTTTCCCCGTTCTATGTCCATCGTCTACGAAATGCGACCGACGTGTTTCTACTGGTCTGCGTTGAACTGTTCTTAATTGACCTCCCAGCCATTCTTAGTCGCACAAAAAACCATGTTTATACGGAACGCCAATAAAGAGCAGAAAAGGTGAATATTTTCACCGCCTGCTCAACAAAATGCGCGAGCTGGGCTACACCGTAGATTACCGCGTACTGACCGCCGCAGACTATGGCGACCCGACCACCCGCCGCCGCCTATTTGTGATCGCACGAAAGAGGAAGCCTATGGTTTGGGCACAGCCGACCCACCACCGACACGGCGGAGACTTGTTTGTAAAGCTGCCGCGCTGGCGTACCGCCCGTGAAGTGATAGACCGGACAATTCGGGGAAAAAGCATCTACGACCGAAGCACGCCACTAGCTGAAAAGACTATGAAGCGTATTAAGGCAGGTCTGGCGAAATTCCGCGGCGAGCCATTTTTGATCGAATACTATGGAAACGGGCAGGCAAAATCTATCGACGAACCACTCCCGACGGTGACGAGCCGCGACCGCTTCGCCTTTGTTGAACCAATAATACGAGCTGGGAAGGTTGTAGATATTCTACTCCGCATGCTAAAACCTCATGAACTGGCTGCCGCAATGTCCTACCCCAAGAATTACCAGTTTCAGGGCACCAAAGACGACAAGGTAAAACAAATCGGTAACGCGGTGCCTATCGAGCTTGCGAAGAATTTATCCAAAGCCCTCCTATCCTCATAAGAGGGCTTTTTTTCATTTCACCTTGAATTTTGTTTATTAGGTAGGAGACACCATATTATGAGCGAAGTCCGCACACGGGGCTATCACCCCAAAATCTGGATCATGAAAGAAGCACAGGACGCCCACGAGCGCCTGCGCGACGACATAGAAGCTGTCCGAAATCGCCGGATTGACAACCGCGAGCAGTTTGAAGCCATGCTGGCGGAGATAAAACGGCTTGACCCTGCCGGCTGGGAAACATGGTACGACGACAACAGCAACATCCCCGCAGAGCTTCTTTGGGACAACATGACCGCCGTCTTCGCCGCCATGAAATCCCGCATTGAGCACCTATCCGGCAAGCCCTACACTTACAAGCCCAAGCGCGACATTTGGTTCCAGTGGTGGATCACCCGCCCCGCCAAGCGCGGCAAGAAGCGCGTTTTCGTGCGGACCGTCCAGTTGACGAAGTCCCTCTTCGCCGAATGGTGGAAGAAAAACAGACAGCCCGGATGGCGGGCGGAGGTCATTTTTAACCCGCTCAAAATCGAGCGCCGGCTTCAAAAATTCAAGGAGACCCGTCAATGAACTATGTAATCACCAAAATCGCCCTCGAAGGAATAATTGCCCAAGCAGACATCCGCGATGTCATGCGGGACGGTCACGGCATCCCGAAAGTCTTTCCAAGCATCGAAGCCGCGAAAGCTCAACTCTTATCTATGGGCTGGGATGTCGAAGATTACGAAAAGAAGGGCATCAAGATCGAGCCGAAAAAGTATTACGGCAAGCGCGAATTCCAGAACGCCCGCCGGTTCATCGCCGGCGCGGAGATCGTGAAGCAATACTCTGACCCATGCGTGAGCAATACGACCTACGTCAACGCCGACGGCACCTGGTTCGAGCATTGGAGCAAGCTGGAAGCGCCGGAAGACGACTATTACCTCAAATTTATGGAGCCGAGCAATGGCAAAGAAGAATAAACAGGTCGAGCCGAGCGAGCTAGACCTGCACGTCGCCAAGCTTGCCCGGCATCACGCCAAGCAAATCCCCGGCTTCGGCACAATGACCGTCATTGACTGGTTCGGCATCCGCCACACCCTGACCGATGTCGGCACATTCACAGCGAACGACATGGCAATCAATCACCTTGCAAACACCTACATCAACGCCCTCGAACGGATTGACCGGCTGAATAAGGAGATCCAACGCCTGAAAGGGGAGAAGCCGGAAACGCCACCCGAACCGGAGCCAGAAGCAACCCAAGAGCCTCTCTTATGAGAGGCTCTTTTTCATTCTTGCTCGAATTTTGTTTATTAGGGTAGGAGACCTAAACTATGACATTGACCAAAACCCTCAAATTCGACACCGATACCCTGAATGTGATCCGCCGCATGTCTTGGAGTGAAGACGGACTTTCCGCGGTCATTCACGAAACCCTCGACCGCGCCCTATACGAGAAGGTCAACAAAGCCCTGACCGCGATGGGTGGAGCATGGAACCGCAAGGCACAAGCCCACCTCTTCAAGACCGACCCCCGCCCGAAAGTGGACGGCTTGCTCGAAGCCGGCAGCCTGACCGTGGAGCGCGACGGCTTCTTCGAGACGCCCCGCGCCGTGGTGGAGCGAATTTTGCATATCGCCCCGATGGAAGACTCTAAAATGACTGTGCTCGAACCTTCCGCCGGCTTGGGTGCCATTGCCCGCGTCCTTCGTGAAGACAACCCGACCGCATTTTACACGCTGATCGAAAAGAACCATGACCGCGCCCGCTCTTTGGAGGCTGAATTCGGCGACAGTATGCACTTCGCCATTGTGCGCGGAGACTTCCTCGATTTCCCGCCCGTGAAGTTTACCAACGGCTACGACCGCATCTACATGAACCCGCCATTCGAGGAAGGACAGGACATTGACCACGTCCGCCATGCTTACGGCATGCTCGCCGACGGCGGGGAAATGGTAGCTGTGATGTCTGAAGGTGTGTTCTTCCGCGGCGACCGTAAGGCTACCGAATTCCGCGAGTGGCTGATGGAGTTGAATTTCAACACCGAGAAACTGCCAGAAGGCAGCTTCAAGGAAAGCGGCACGGGCGTCAATACCCGCCTCGTGGTGATTAAGAAGTAGGTCGCCATGCCAAAACGACTGTTCTTAGATAACCGAGTAGAAGCGGCTTCGGTCGCTGAATTTCTGGACAGGTATTACCGACCTGAACGCTACAAGGGACAAGGCGAAGAATACGCCGCCGTCCTGCTCGCCAGCCACGAGAAGGACTTCCGCGAAAACGGCTACGACATCATTTCCCACCATGACAGCGTGACCGGGAAGGTGGTCGCCATCTTTGCCGACCTGCACGTCTGGACCAACGGACCCGACAAGGTGGTCGCCATCGACGAAGCGCAAGCCCGCGAACTGCTGACCGAATACGCCACCGAAGACTTCGACGACGACATGGACGTTCGTCAAGAGGAAGACAGCAAAACCATCATTATTAATTTTGAGGATGAGCTTGATGATTTTCCAGAAGGTTATGAGTTCATTGAAGGCTCAAAAGTCCGCATCCAAGCCACGTGTCAGGCATGGGCAAATTGGAACGGGATTGGCTTTCTCTCTACGATCAACTACTAAAAGGAGGTGATCCGCTCTCGCCCGCCGGCAACCTGGCGGGCGTTTTCTTTTTCAAAATCCGGCGTGGATTGTTTATTAGGTAAGGAGACATTATGAACCTGCAAAATATCATAGACAAGGAAGTCCAAGAAAATGCTGCTTATGAGCGCAAAACTGCCGAAGAGCAAATGCCCAGCATCGAAGCCGACTTCATCAAGTCCTTCGGCATAGCCCCGGACGGTATGTACTACGACCAAGAGCTTGAACGAATTGTCGTTCACAGTGGCGATCTTGAAATTGTGCGCACTTCGTCCTACTGGTCCGGCGTTACAAAATGCCCGATGTGCGGGAAGAAGCTCGTCACGCAGTCCAGCGGTGCCAGCAGCGCCCGGAATTTATCTTTCGAGGTGCCTTATTGGCACAAACACGAGCCGGAAGCAATCGAACGCCTTCGCTCTGCGTTACAAGAAATTCTCACTTTGGAGTAACCCATGAGCAACCAAGTAAAACCCGAAGCAACCGAAAAACCGAGCACCGTTGAAATGCTCGAAGATGCCTACGCCCACCTAGACGTCCTGAAGCTCAAAAAGGCTGAAATTATCAAGAAGGTGATCCCCGCCGAAGTGCAAGAGCAGCTCGACGCCATCGAGGCGGAATTCGCCTCGCAGATTGCCGCGGTCGAGGAAGCCATCGACAACCTCGAATACTCCGTCAAGGAAGAAGCAGTCGCCGCCCGCGAGACTATCGAAGCCGGCAGCTTTCAGGTCGTCTTCACACGCGGCGGATATTCCGTGAAGCCTGACGACGTCCTTCGGGTCGCCGACCGCTGGGAGAAGATCAACGCCGAAGTCGCCGCGGAGTTGCGGAGCATCCTGACCGTGAAGAAATCCAGCGCCAGCATCCGGGCGCGGAAATAATTTTGTATCGTACGAAACAAAAGCCATGACCATTACAACCGCTGAATACAAGAAGCTCGAAGGCGCATATTCTTTTTTCAATATGCGCCTCTTCGACGGCAAGCTCCCGCCCTGCCTGATTACCCTCAACCGGAAGCGCCACGCCGGCGGTTACTTCTCGCCGGAGCGTTTCAACTCCCGCACGTCGGAGGATAAGTGTGACGAGATCGCCCTCAATCCTGATAGCTTCGCCAACTATACCGACGAATTCATTTACAGCATCCTTGTCCATGAAATGTGCCACCTCTGGCAGCACCACTTCGGCACTCCGTCCCGTGGCGGCTATCACAATGCCGAATGGGGCAAGGTAATGAAGTCCATCGGCTTGCACCCATCGAACACTGGCGAGCCGGACGGCAAGGAAACCGGCAATCAAATGACGCACTACATCGTCGAAGGCGGCGCGTTTCAGCAGGCTTGCGCCGTGTGGATGGCAAGCGAAGAAGTGAAAATCGGCTTCCAGAGCCTCGCCCCGTCACGGGTCGCGTCTGCCAGCCGCAACAAAGTCAAATACACCTGTCCAAGCTGCCAGCAGAACGCTTGGGCAAAGCCTGACGCCTCGCTCATGTGCGGGGAGCGCCGGGAAGATATGGAGGAAGCATGAGTGATTTGCTTATCACGACCGAAGCAGACGGCTCCCAATGGGTGCCGCTTGAAAAATACCGCGAGCTGGAAGCCGCGCTCGCCGGACAGCACGAGACCGTCTGCGCCTACTGCTGGCAGGTATTCAAACGCGAAGACCATGACGCCGTTCTCGCGCACATCAAGACCTGCGAAAATCGCCCGGAGAAGGCAATCATTGAAACCGGCAGGCGTGTCGAAAAGGTATACATGCGCCGGATCGCCGCGCTCTTTGATGCCGGCATGAAAGTAGTTGAGTGCCACGAGCAAAAGAAAGGCGTCTCTTGGGGTGATACAGGCGTCCCATTGTTCATCGTCCGTGAAAATTTTGAACGTGACGAAGCCGTGAACGAACTCCGTAATCTGCTCATGAAAGGACCGGACGATGCCTCCATTCTCGAAGAACCCGAAGCGTAGCCAGCTCCCACAACCCCGCCGTCGCCCGCTTCCCGTCACCCCGCCGGCTCGCTACTGCCCGAAGTGCGAGCGCCAGCTCAAACTTAGCCCTAAATATCACCCTTGTTACTCCGACATTTACGATTGCCCTACCTGTGAGACCTTGCTCTTTTATGCGGAGACTGACGAATACCCAGGTGAAACGAAAGGAAAGCCGAGACCACATGCCAGCAACTAAAAAACAGCAAGCCTTCGGCTCCGGCGTGGTGGTCGTCCGCCACGTCGAGATTGCCGTCGAAAACGAAAACGACTTCTATTCCCTGTGCGTGGAACGTGACCGCATGATCGCCGACAAGGTCACCGACCCGAAGGCATGGCTCTCGCTCGCCGACCGCTTCCAGAAAGCGAAGGGTACGGGCGTCTCCCATATGGCGGAATGGTGCCGCAAACAGGCGGACCTTTGCAAGAGGGTTCCGAAATATAAGCCGGCTCTTTTGACCTAGCGAGAAACTATGACACAAATCTCCGACCCCGTTTTCCCGTTCGGCATGATGGTCCACGAAGTGGATTTTCTGCGCTGGGTATCCTCCGGCTGTGACGAACGCAAGGCGATTGACATCTACCGGAATTCCTACTTCACCATGACCTACCAGCGCATGGAGTTGCGAGGCTTTATTGACAGGCAGATCGCATGGAAGGAGATCGCTGGCGGTAAAATCGTCTTCTGTGCTCCCTTCGTGCTGACCCGCCTCGGGCAGCGCGTTCTCCGTATCCTGAATTTTGAAAAGAGGTAACCATGCTCAACGACCACAACAACCCCATTGGCTTCGACGATAGGCACATCATCCGCGCTAACGTCCGCATCCCGAATACCGTCATGTTGCCGGAAAGAGAATACGAACTTGTCCGGCGCTCGCTTGCTCTTCGAATGTTTGAAGTCCTCGAAAAAGTCGAGGGGCGAAAGGTCTTCTTTTCTCCCATCAAATTCGAGCGCTTTCGCCGTTTTGACGAGACCGAATTCGTCTTTATGATCGCGTGGGGGATTGTAGAAGAACGGCAGATCACGTTTCAAAAATTTCCGGAATATCCCAAAATGGGATTTCTCAGCCGGCTTTACTATCTTTTCACAGGGAGGTTCCCCGCATGATCCTGATTTGGGACAACGGCGAAGTCTATCTCATTGATCCCGCCCTCATCTACGACCCGTTCCCGTAAACGGAAAACCGCCCCCGGATGACCGAGGGCGGTTTTCTTCGTACATCCGTGTCATTTAATTAGTATGGTGGCGAAGGAGGGACTTGAACTCTCAACCTTCAGGGTATGAACCTGACGAGCTGCCATTGCTGCACCTCGCTCCCAAAAATATAAAACATCTGTTCTATTCTGTCAAGAAACAAAACATCCCCTGTGTTGGGCAGGGGATGTTTTGCCTATTGTATCTAAATCTGTAAAGGAGCCGCCTCGATATTAAATGAAGCGTCCGCCGTTGTCAAGGATGTTGAAAGGCTTGAAATTGCGCCACCACACCGTCCGCTTTATCCCACAGAAAGCCCTCCGCCGAGCGTGGCGTCCCGACGTAGCCCTTATCGAAGTGCCAGGTATCGGTCCCGGAGAGCGAGCGCAAAATGCGCACCGTCACCCCATCCAAGTCCTCGGTTCGATGGAGGATGTCCTTCTTATGGTGCTTGTCTCCGAGGTGGAATTCCCGATGGATGCTCGCCGCCCATTTCTCCGGTTCCTCGATCGGCATGATGGACGGCAGTTTGGAGACCTTCTCCCAATAGCCGTGCGTGAAGGCGAGCAGGTTCTTTCCGAAGTGGATGTATTTTCTCTTTCGGGCTGTGTTATCCACCTTGATGTACTTCTCTTTGTAATAACGAGCTTCCAGCACTTCGCCGAGGTAGAAATTTCTCTGCTCGTCGTGGTTTCCGGGCACCATGATAATTTTCACCGGCGCAACTTCCGCACACCGGGCGATCATGTCCTCCGCCAGCCGGCGACCCTCGCGGAAGGTTCTCTGCCAGCGCGTGTCTTCCTGCTGGGGCGTCCCGTGGGTGGTCGTGTTTTCCTTGTTGTCCACGTTGAAGAAGTCGTTACCCATCGGAAGGATGATCTGCTCGACCCCATGCGGACGCGAGTAATCCAGAAGCCGGTCAAGAGCCGAAAGCACAACCTTCCGGGCGATCTCGATGTTGTATTCCGTGCCGCTTTCCTCCGCCCATGTCTCCTTCCCAAAATGCACATCCGGGAAGTCGATCTCATACCATGCTCCCGAAGGCAATCGGGCATATTTGCGCTTCGCCGGATTCGGCAGCCGCTTTCTGGCGTCGGCGAGCATGTCCTCGATGGCGAGTTTTGCGCGGATCTCCGAGACCCGCCGTTTGAGAGTCACTTGGATGTGGAACAGTGGGGCAATCAATAATTTGCCGCTGTCTTCCACCTTGCCGTAGGTGGTTTTCCCGTCAACGACCTCCCACTGGACCTTCCGGTCTTTGCGGTAGCCTTCCTGCGTCTTCACCTTCTGGCGTTCTACTTCCCACTCGTTCATGTCGATCTTGAAGTATTTGATCGCCGCGTCCACCGTGGTAATGCGCTTACTGGTCACCACGATGTTGATGAAGTCCTGCCCGATGTCGGCTTCCGCGCTCTCCCTGATGACCGTGTTTTCCTCTTCAGTCTTCTTGTTCGGTTTTCTATCGCTCAAAATCGAATTGACTTCGCGTTTCAAAACCGGGTCTTTTTCTTTGAGCGTTCCCCAATAGAAGCGAGTGCCGACGAACGAGCGACCCAGCTTTCGGGAGACTTCCCCAAGTATTGCGCGTTCCGATTGTCGTTCCCGCAACCCCTTCAACATGGCTTTGATAAGGATGTCAGCTTCTGCGGTCGTCCATGCTTTCCCAGGCATTTAGTGAAGCTCCGTATGTGCCTCCCACAGCCGGCGTACCTTTTCTTCGATCGTAGGTTCAACGGGTGGGGTAGTGGGTTCGATAACAACCGGCTCAATGGTCTCTCCGGTGAAATTCAAATACGTCGCAGAGACCCATTCAGGACGCAAGGAACGAAGCCGCGCCCAATTGCCGGAGCGTTCGACCACATGCACGCGCTCTTTGCGATAAAGAGCACTGAGCCGGATTGCGCCGGCATCCGGTTCGCTTCGCACGTTCAACCCGCCGTAAGCGATGACTTCCGCGACCGAGAGTTTTTCCGGCAGGTACTTCAGGCACCACGCCATCGGGTCAACCGCGGTCTGATCGCTGGCATGCAGTCCCGGCGGGCGGATTTCCCAATGCAGGTGAGCGCCGGTCGAGACGCCGTCACCGTCCACCTTGTCCCGCGGGTCTCCGCCGGATAAACCGATCAAGTCGCCGGCTTTCACGTTCTCGCCGACGGTGACCAAGAGCTTATTCAAATGCCCGTAGATGGAGAGCGAACCGTCCGGGTGCAAGATGCGGATATGCCGACCGTAGCCGGTTTGCGAAGTCGTGGCGACCTTCACCGTGCCGTCCATGCAGGCATATACCGCCGTGCCGGGCATGATGCCGTAGTCAATGCCCTTATGGCGCTGGTCACCGCCATAGAGAGCTGGATTGAGATTGTTGAAGACCTGCGTCACTGGCGCGGTCGGGATGGTTGGAAAAACTACATTCATGCCTGCCTCCGAGATAGAGCACGTTCGAAAACGTGCGCAATTTGTTCTTTGATGTTGGGGTCTCTGCGAAGCGTTGAGATTGCCAGCGTGATAAAAAACTTTGCCTCAATCATGTCCGCCGCCTCATCGCTTATTGGCGGGGTTTCTGCAAGCAGGGTGTCTAAAAAGCTAAGAGCCGTTGCCAGAAGGGAGATTGCCGCCGTTTTCAGCATTTGAAATAACTCTCAGGTTGGGATCAATGATGGTGAGGACCTCTTGCAAGGTAATCGGTAATCGTGGGGCATGGCTTCCGACCTCGGTTGCCATTTGCAGGATAGCTGCAAGATTGCCTCCGTGATCACGCTGACCAAGATAGAACTGTGCCGGCAAGCGGACAGACCAATAATGCGACTGCGCTGCCTCGAACTCAGCCCGACTGACTTTGGGGAGTTTATCAAGTGCGGCGAGTAGGTGCTCAACTTCCTTGATGCGCCCTTCAATCATGATTTCGAGTGCAAGTGCCTTGCGCTTTGCCTTTGCTGCCAAAACCTTTAGTCGTTCAGCCTGGATGCCGGTTGCTTTTTCTAATGACCCCTCGTACTCCTGTGCTTCTAGCTCTGCAAGGCGCATGTCGTCGTGACTGTCTCCGATGCTGAACATAAGTGCGTACAATTCGTCGAGTACCTGCTTGCGTTGGGTCTCTGGCGTCGAGTGCTGACCGATAACGAAATGGTCTAATACATAATTGGAGCGAGGTTGCCCCATCTCACGCATCTCGTCCATGAGCGCCTGGATGGAATTGAGGGGTTTTGAAATTTCTTCTTTCATGTTGTTGTTCTCCTGTTTATTATGAAAATGTTCCGTTTGAGCCTTGCGCTCCGTCAGTCAATCCGACTACTAATTGAGCCGATGTTGAAAACGTCTCGGTTGGGGCATCGAGTTTGTATCCCTGCGATCTTGGTGCAGTAGCCGATCCTGCGATATAAGCTGTGGTCAACCCGTCTGTTGCTGACATCGACATCGAGCTTGCCCCTGACGGGAACGATGCGACGGTTGCTTGTGCTCCTGTTGCGTAAACGATTTTGTTGCATGCCGCATCATTAGCGTTGTAGCCGGCTGATGCAGCGAATGAAGTTGACGAGTAAGTGTTTACTGCTGCGGGCAAAGCCCCAGCGCCATTAGCAGACACCGCCCCTGTTGCAATAACGATTTTGTCGCAAGTAGCAGCAGTCCCGCCTCTGACATAAGAGTTTGTGCCGTCTGACAGTTGCGTTTGGTATGACCTTGCACTTGTAAGCGGAGTGCTGGCGATAGTGGTCATTGTCGCGTAAGTACACATATCTACTGTTGTAGATACCGATCCACCGGCAACGTATCCTTTTGTCGCCCCTGATCCAGACGGAGAAAGGTGCTGACGAACTGAGGTTATGTTTGCCGTTGAAACCAAAGATGTAGTCTCTGACGCAAAAGGCATATAAAATGCCGTTGCCACAACCGACACAGACAAGCCGCCTATCGCAAAAGCCCCGTAAGTAGAATACGTCAGACCTGCGCTCTGATAATTCGGAGTTGGCAGGTTAGCAGTACCCACCGTTGACCATGCTGCGACGGTCATGTTCATTTTTTGGACAACCGCCGACGCTGATCCCGTATCGCCGCCTAATGCGTAACCATTTGATCCGGTCACGACTTGGTTGAAATTTTGGACAAGCATAGCGTACACCTGCCCTTCTGATCCTCCTGCCTTAGCGGACAGAGCAACCGCAAACGCGCCAGATTCGAAGAAGTATCCGACGCCCTTTGCCTTGCCTACCGTTGTCGATGAGGCTAGGAATTGACCACGAGCCACCGCAGCCGATGTGCAGTTTACGCTCACAATAGTGCCAGGTCGGAGATAGACGATACCCGCTCCGTTATTCGGGATTGCTTGGGCAGCAATGCCGGCGACACGCAGGTCGGATGGAATGGTTGATGTTTTGAATGACAGATCGTTCGCGTCGTCAAAAACGACAATATCGCCAGCGTTCACGCCTGCGCCTGATTTGTTGGTCATAACCGCCTCGGACGACGATGAGACCACGAGCCAATAAGTGCCGTTGTATCTCAACGTCAGCTCTCCAACGGTATCGAGTGCCGTGTGTTGACCGTTTGGCGTCTGGATGTTTCCCGCCGCATGCCGAACGCGAACAATGCGACCAGCGTTGACCCCTTGAAGGGTAATCACGTCGCCGTCTGCGCCTCCGTTGATGGTGTCGAGGTCGTCGTAGGCTGCGGACGCCTCGGTGTCAACCTTGTAATGTCCCTCGCCGGAAGCGGGAGAGACCGTGATTGCTCCACTGGAAATGGATTTATCAGAGCCGGCTACCTGCACGATGCGGATAGCGTCCTTGACTACATTGTTATACAGTTGAGGCGTCGCTTGCGTTGAGCCTACTGCCGGGATGGTGGAAGAATTGGGCATATAAAATCCTTATCCTATGGTGAGTTCGTACTCAAAAGTCAGATCGACCGCGCCGCCGCTGTTGTCGTAGGATTGCAGATAGTGAGAAAACAGAGCGCCGGTATTGAGGGTGGCAGTTGCCAGCGAGCCGCCGAAAACTCCACACTCTGTAATGGCGAAGCTGCTTTCGGACGCTAGGTAAAACGCTCCAAATGAGATTACATTTCCAAGCCGGGTTTTAGACGTCCATAGTTTTCGGGACGCCTCCGTGTTCAAGGCGGTGTCGCTGACAGTTGGTGTCGTGTTATCGGTCCCGATTGCATGGTAGGTGAGACCCACCGCTTCGACGTCAATCAGTACGTCTCCTACTAGCTCTTTGCCGGATGTGACAATCAGATTTTTTTTGGTGTCTGTGAAAACCGCAAGGTCTCCGTAGAGACTGTGAATTTCAAAGATTGACAAGCCGCGGGATAAATGAAGTTCAAGGACCCCGCGAGGAAAAGCTCGCATTGTAGATTGACCCGAAAGGCGAAAAATGTCATTTGACATGAATTACTCCGTTCTTGTCTGCCATTCCCGCAAGCTGAAGCAGAACAAGCAGCAGCTCGTCTTTTTGCTGGGCGTTCAGTTGAGAAAAGGTTTTGCCATTGTGCTTTTTAAGTTTGTTTCTGCCGTCAGCGATTTTTTCGCTAGAGACTTTGTAGCGATTAGGATTTTTTTTATCTTTCGTTACGCTCATGGTGCCTCCACGGAGTAAATAACCGCTTGCGCCGTTCCCACTTCAACAACAATCGTCACGCCGGGAGTGTCGCAAGTCAGTTCAATTTGGTTTTTGCCGTCGCTGTCAAGGGTTAGGGTGTCAGCCGCCGCGTTGACAGCGAACGTAATTTCAGCAAGCGGAGTGCCGGTGAATTCAATGCGTGCCGCGTTTTCGCCATTTGCCAATAGAAGCTGTTCGGAGGGTGTGAGAATTACGGGCACGTTTGGAATATCTGCCAGAGCCGGAACATTTCCGGCATTGATCCATGAAAGCACGTCCTGATAATCTCGGTTGTTCGGGTCGGCTGGGATGATTGCGCCGTCCGAGATCCGTTTGATTGCGTCTGATAAGTGAATTAATTGATACATTAGAGCCTCGCGTCTGCGATTAGGTGGATGTCAAGCGGGTTGCCGACTGCGGTCGATGCGTTGCCAGTAGCCACGATAGCGATTGTGTCGGAGTTTGTGACGCCAGCAGTTACACCAGTGGAGGAACAGTCTGCCGCGGCTACACTGTCACGAGCCTGCGCATTTGTGTTCGATGGGTTGTAGAAAGTGACCGTCGGCGTTGCCCTCATTGACACTGGAAGCCGGAGGGTTGCGTACTCCAATAAAGCGCCAGCTTTCCCGGCTATGAAGCGGAACGCGCCTGTAAGACCCGCGTTTTGCGCCGGAGCTGTCGTGAGCGGGAATGTCTTGTAAAAGTAGCGCCAGCAGCGCAATAACTGGATGCCAAGAGGGACGAATTCGAAGTCGGTCGCCGTTGTTCCGAGTTCTACTTGCAAGCCGGTGATTGTTATGTAGTTATTGATTGTGCCGGCAAGGTTTGTCTGTCCGGCTGCCCGGTTTGCGTCAGCGAAAGCCGCCCACGCAGCCGGCAAGGTGCCGACCGTGTAAGTCGAGCCGGCGCCAAAGTAGATAGTGAGCTGCATGGAGTAATTTGCGTCATTGTCAAATGCGCCGGTGGTATCCGCTGCAAAAGTGATTGTTTTCTTTTCCCATGTCTCCGCCGAGTTGACTGAAAAAGATTTGCATGTGTGCCGGCTGTTGTCGTTATCGAAAAGCTCTACCGCAAACGTGCCGGTAATTTTCGCCTTGACCCAAAAAGATACCGTCAGTTGTTGCGCCGAAGATGTGCCTTTACGAATACGCTGAAGGTCCTGCCCTTCGAAACGCATGGATACAGACGCAATATCCGAGGACGACGGAGCAGCGTCAGGAGTTGTGCATAGGAATTTCATCGAGTTACGGAAGCCGTAACCGGTCGGCACGTCGGTATCTTGGGTGACTGTCCACGTGCCAAGAGAGGATAGATTGAAACGGAATTGATCAACCGGGCAAAATGTATCCGCCGAAACAGATCCAGAAGATGTCCCATTTTGGGAAATTCGCATGTCGCCGTTTATGGCTAGGTTTTTGAAAAAGCCCGATGCAGCCACAAGGGCGCTGATAGATGTCGTGTGACCGCCGACGGTGGATGTCAAAGATGCGAGATCCGCGAGAATGTCGTCGATGTCACCCTCAATATTCGTGATGAATGACTGCGTCGCCAGCCAGTCACGTAATACGGAGACCGGGATTTGTTCGACCGATGGTGTGGTAGTCGGATTGACAACACCATAAATCCTCTCGTCGCCAGTGAGCGTAGCCGAGACAGGTTGATCGGTGAGTTTTTGGAACGTGGAAGGTGTGGTCATTTGCAGAAAATCCTTATGGTTGGAACGCTCCGAAGCCCCAAACGAAGGCTACTTCGGGATCGTCCGAAAAATAATACGGTCCAGTGGATGTTGATTGGTCACTTGTCTCGGAAAGCGAGAGACTGTCTGACCATTGGTACACCTCGTCTAATACCTCGTCGTCACGCCATCCGACACGAGGCTTTGCATTACGATTTACAGTCAAAATGAAGTCAATCAAGTCGGCGTTGTAAGTTCCGAGATCGATTGTGTGTGTAGTTTTGCCGTCAATAAATATTTTTGTCGTCACCTTCTGGATCAAGTATTCCGCGTTCAATGCGTGGATGGTATTTGTGAACGGGATTACCATGCCGGCGCGGAGACCTGGCTGCAATGTTTTGAGCGAGATAGCGGTCTTTTGTTCTGCGCTTTCCAGCAGCCTTGACGTCCCGGCTACTTTGGCAATGTTCTTGTCTGTTATCGTGTCGTCCGTCAGGACATCATCGAAAATCATGCCAAAATGTTCTTGGCTTGCAGCGTCAACAACACGGGTCCTAAGAGGCACCTCATATTTAGCAATGATTTTGAGTGCGTTTGGCAGGTTAGGCAAGTTGTTCCTCGCCTCCAACACCTTCTCGGCGTAGTAATAAAGAATTTCATTGTCGTCGGAAAGCGCGTCGATGTAACCTACCTTGACTGAAAGCTGCGTCCAAGATGGTTCGTCAAACGTCCCGTCATTGCGATAAACAAGGATGCCGGTCTCCCCGTCGGGTGCGTGTAGCTTGAACGGCAGAAGGGCACGCTTCTCGGTACCGGTTCCGGGCAAATAAAAAGTGGCATCGAGTGATCGGTAGTTTCCGCCTATGACTTCCACACGGTTGACAACATCGGACCCGTCCCGGTTGACTTCAAGGTCGTAGTAAGAGATCAGTGTCGAGCCGTTCGGGTTGTCCGAAAAAGCGAATGGCGCACTTGTTTCGCCAGTTGACTTCTCAAAAAAATGCAATCGCTTGTTGTAGTCAATGTAAAATTCAGCGTTCGCAAAGTTCGCCAGTTGCTTTAGAACATCGAGCAGGGATTTGCGGTTAAACCGGATGCGTGAATGAGTTTTGATTTCTGTTACATACGTCACGCTGTCGAAGTTTTCGTCGGGTAAGTAACTCTCAAACAGGTCGGCGATTATTTCTTTGTCGGTCCAGCCATCGTATTCTTCTTTGACAACCACTTTTTCGAGACGTATTGAGTAATCAGATGCCCGGACGCTGAAGTCAATGTCTAAGTCTGCGCTTTCTTCTTCGTCAATCTCCGTGACGTAGCCGGCAAACAAGCGCTCTCCATAATCAAAAATGACCCCATTCCCATTTTCGAAAATGAGACCGTCTCCATTTTCTAGCAAGCCGCCCACTTCCGCGTTTGTACGGTATCCCTTTGTTACGACAAGCTCCTTCCACGTGGAAAGAGTAATAGCCGACGCCCGCTCTAAAATCAGTTTGCAGGTATCGGCGCGACGAGACAACATGTTATTGATAGCGATGCCGGCTTTGGGGTCAACATAGTTCGTAACGTCAATGCCATCCAGCCAAACAGTGACCGCCAGCTTTTCAGGAAACGTCATGCGACCGCTCCCTGCTGTTTCAGGATTTTATAAATTTCACGAGCCACGGCTTCCGGGTCTTTTGTGCCATCTACATTGATGGTGACGGGTGACATTCCGCCTGAAGCTGGGGAGACGGACTGCGAGAAAGCAGAAGACACGCCGGCTGAAGTCCCTTCGATTGCTTTGACCGCCGAGCTAGTTGCTTTGATGCCGTTTGCGAGACCCTGGACGATATTTTCGCCGAAGCCAAAAAACACCTGTGACGGAGACTTGATTTTCGCCGTGGTAGCGAAAGCCTTTGCGATTTCTTCGGCTACCTTTTTCGCCAAACCGACGACCGCGCCAATCATTGAAGAAATTCCGTCGTAGAGACCTTGCATGAGCTGTTTACCCATATTGCGCATGGTGCCTACTAACCCTTGCAAGTAACTGACAATTTGCTGCATGCCGGAAATGAAGCTGTCGTAAATATTCGTGACGAACGTGCTGACAGTTGTCACGATAATTGCTCCGATTTGCTGCAAGATACTAAGGAACATTCTCCAATTATTGCCCCACACCTGCCCGATTTGGGCTAGGCTGGTACCCATAAAACCGGCAATCATATTCAAGAAGGCAACGACCACGTTATAGATTGTATTGAAAGTGGTGACAAGAATTGCAAGCAACGTCTGAAATGCGCCTTGAATATCTCCGGTGAAAATTTGCATCCAGTACGTGGCGAATTGCAGCAGCAGGTCCAGCAGTCCGGTTAGTAGGGGCTGGATAACCGACCACAATGCGACAACAATCTGTCCAAAAGCAGAAAACACTTCGCCGATTGACGCCATGTATTGCTGGATCAATGGTCCATTTGCTACGAACCATTCAGATATTTTGTTGAATTGCTCCGCCACCCACGGGATAACCGTGCCTCCGAGATCGCCCATAGCCGTCAGCATTGTTCCGAAGATAGACTGTACATTTGCAATAATGCCGGGTCCGTTGGTGACGAAGAAGTCAGCGAAATTCTGAAGACCGGGCTGGATTTTCTCAAATGCGCCAGCCAAAGACCAACCAAGTTTTTCACTGAGGGCGAGTAACGGGTCAATAAAGCCGGATGCGATATTTTGCACGTAATCAAACATACTAAAAAGCTGCTCTTGGACATCCTGCGAGAACATGGACAAAAGCGCCTCCCTGAATTCAGAGGATGCAGGTCCAGCGTCTTTCAGAGCATCGTATAAATTTTGAAGATAATCAACCGCCACGCCGACACGGTCGCCGATACGTGTTCCAAGTTCTTCCAGAGCGCCGCTGTCCGAAAATGCAATAAAGTCGTTGAGGATGTTATTGAAAAAGCCAGTAACCCTCTCCGCTGCCGGTCCGAGGATTTTCGGCATAGTCAGGACGAATAAGTCTTTGAACGTGGATCCCAAGCCCATTAGCGTCCGGCTCATGCGCTCCGCCGCTCCGCCAAAGTTTTCGTCTGCGTATTTCTCAAAACCTTCGGCGAATTGCTGCCAAGTCAGCTTTCCGCTTGCGATTGCTTTGTTGAAGTCTTCATGGTTCTTGATTTCTAATCCGTAGGCGTCACCAATACCACGAAGAGCGCCGACCAAGTCGAAGCCGGCGAGCGCGAGTTGGCGGATGTCAACCCCGGTCACCTTGCCTTGCAAGCGGATCTGCGCAAAGTTGTAGCTCATGCGCGAAAGCATTTCATTTGTCGCCCCGACGCCGGACGCCATATTGAGGATGCCTTTGGTTAAATAAGTTGCTTCCTTTGAAGTAAATCCGAACGCCATGCCGAGGCGGAATGTTTCTTGAACGGTTCCCAGCTCGTACGGACTGGTAATAGCAATCTTGCGGAGCTGATCTGCGAGATTGCCGGCAATCGGCGCGGCTTTGTTGAGCGCTGTGTTGAGGTCTAGGGTTTTATCTGTTGCGCGAAGCTCACGAGCTACCAAAGTCGAAAGACCCATGTTGAACGCTTGCATCTGAGCGGTCGCTTCAATGGACGATTTTCCAAAATTCCAAATACCCTGCGCTACATTCTGAATAAGCCCTGCGGTTAGGATGCCGCCGGCGATTTGCCCAATCGAGGAAATCGCGGACGCCACGGCTGAGAGTGGACCGCTTGCATTATCTTTGCCTTCTGCAACGATTGATAAAACGTAAGTGCTGCTCATTTTGGTGTTTCCTTCGGCTTTGGCTGCTCTTCGACCCATGCACGCCAGCGCCACAACCATTCAAGGGTGATGCCGGCTTCGATTTCCCACGGCGGGGAGTGGAAAGCGAGTGCCATGTCCATAATTTCTACCCAATCGGGAGGGGGTTCAGACGAGACGTTCGATTTCCCGGTGAATTTCCTTAGTCCCCGCCGCTCGGAGGGTTTACTGTGTTCTTGCCCATGACTTCGTCGAAAATTTTCATCAGGTCTTCAACGGAAAGCATGTCGAGTACCTTCCGTTTCTGCGCCGGGTTTGCCGGCTCAATAACGTGCTCGGTCAAAAGCGCATAGACCTGATCGACGTCCTCCGGCTGCGCCTTGTCGAAGTCACCGAGGGCGCGGCGAGCGGAAAGCAGTTGACGGTAACGCGGCAAAAAACCCGGTGCACCTGGGTCCAGCCGACTGATTTTCACTTCTACGTTCTGGATTTTGATGTCAGACATTGCTACCTTACGCTAGGCTTGAAACAGTGTTGACGAGGCTGGTTTTGAACCAGTTGCCGAAAGTGGTGTGATACATCGGCGAGAATGTGAATTCGAGCGAGGCAATGCCGTCAGCGTCTTCGTAAATCTTTGGCGCTTCCGCGGCATAGCCGGCATACTGAAGCGTCAAAACCTTTGAGCCGGAAGTAAAGACGGCTGCAATCTGAGCGCGGAATGGGGTCGTTGTCGCTGTGAGGATCGATGTCAACCATGAAATACTGTCAGAGTGCACTTCTACGCCGAGTTTGAGCTGGTTGCTGTCCGGTTCGCCCTTCTTGATTTTGTAATCGCGTGGAGTGATAGAGCCGAGACCCATCTGGACCATGTTGTTCATGTTGAGACCTAACTCGTATTTCATGGCAATCGGGTTAAGTGCGGTAGCGCCCATCGTGCCGCCCCATACGTCGAGATACAATGCGACTTGGTTTGAGTGGATGAATTCGACCGCTACGTCACTGAGGGACCCCGGTTCGTCAGCTTCAACCGAGTGACCGATAAATTTCGCCTCGTACATAAGGCGGGTATTGGTTTCAGCCGTCAGGGTGACTTCGTTTGCGATTGCACCCTTCAGGCTTCGACCGTCAAGGGAGTTTCCACGAAAGAGGGTCAGGATGCGAGGATCTGGCTTTGATGCGATAGGGGCAGCGTAAGCTCTTGTATATGGGTTTGCTCCAGACGGCGTCGCTTGCCCTAACAGACTATCGAGCATGTAGCCAAGCTGCTCAAAGTTTGCGGCTCCTGAGAGTGAGGCTTCGCCTGTCGCAAAGTCAACGCTGGCATTGTAGGCGGGCACCAGTGTTCCGCGCTGTTCAGGCACCGCCGAGATTTCCATTGTGGGCTGGATTTCGCCTTCTTCTACGCCCATAAGTTTTGCGGTTGGGGTTACTGCCGTGTCAAATTGGCTTTGAGTTCCGATTTGCCATTGCATGAGGTCTAGTTCATTGTCAGCCATTGTTGATGGTCTCCTTTACGTCGTTTTTCTTATTAGGGGTGGCGGGCGCAACATATAGCCCGCTTTCAAGGCATTGCTTTTGCAATTTGACATCGAGCGCCTTGAATTCGCTGTCTGTCAGGTCACGAGCCGGCACGCCAGCGATAAACTGCGAGCCGTCTCCGGTGTATTTGTACGTCATAGGTCAGGTGCCTCCAAAGAGATTTTTACTATTTCCAGACGGTAAGGATTGCCGTCCAAGTAGGTGACAGTCGTTATTTGGGTCGGGACCGTGGTGTAGCGGAGAGCGCGGTAATTGGTGCCGCTTTGGTTGTTGGCGAACCATTCAGCAGCGAGGGCTTCGATTTCGTCCACCTTGTCTTCTCTCTGTTTTTCGGTCAAGGGTTGGTTATCCTTGCCGTCGTACACCATGAAATGCAGCTCAAACTCAAAACGGTTGTCGTATTTCTTTGCTCCCAAGCCGGCGATTTGGCGTTCGCTGCCTGCCGAGAGTATCAATACGACGGGACTTTCTCCGTTGAGCTGTCCGGGCTGGTAGCCAAAAACGCTGGATACCGGCTTTCCGCTGCCGGCGATGGCAGTTGAGAGAGCTGCGGCGATTTCGTCGCGTACGGTTTTGCGTGAGATTACGGTCATGGTAGTAAGGACCTCAAATAAGAAAGTGCGCGTGATGCGAGTTGATCGCCGTTCCGCCAGGTTCGCTCATAGAAAGCGTGGCTTGAACCTCGTTCGTGTTCGTACGGTCCATAGACCGATGTCCTTTGCCCTGTGCGTGGATTTCTGGCGCTTTCGCTTAGATGAATAACGTAGCGAGCCGGTCCGGTGTAATCAATGACATGCGATGCACGCATAGCGCCGGTGTCAACGTGGGAAAAAGAGATAGCCATGCGGTGTGCTTCAATCGCCATATACTGAACGGCACGACCAAGACCGTTGGAGGGCTTGACCGCGGCTATCGTTTGCAAGGTCGCCCGTTGAGCTTCCTGAAGACCTTTGATTGTTATGCGGATCATCGTTTCAGGTCCTCAATAACCACATGCACAAAACCGCTTGTATCGCCGAGGAAGCATTGCTTCAGCTCGTGCGGAGTATCAAGTCCCATGCTGCTCGCCAGCTCTGCCGAAACAGGATCCAGCGGAGTACAGGTCAGATTTGACAGGTGGGTTGTGGCTGCGGTGCGTTTACCGGTGGCGTCGTCCTTCGTCGAGCGCTTGGTAGCGGCGGACAGGGAGGCGAGCCGGCGGAAGGTGGGCGTCACTTTCTGCCCGCTCCACTCTGCAACCGATTTGATGGGGTAATCCCGACCAGAGACAGTCAGGAGGTCGCCTTCGATAACGTCAAGCATAGTAGGGATCGTCGTCGCCCTTCGTCTGGAAATTCAAGTTGATCTTGCCGGTGCTCAAACTGCCGAGCGAGACGCCGTACTCGCGCTGAATAAAGTCGCGCTTCTCGGCGATGGTTTTTTCCAGCTTGCCGGTGAAGTCGCTCAAATTCTCCGAGCGCGGACCGGTGGAGAAAGAGACCATGTCCATATTGCCGAGCACGGTTTCCAGCACGCGAAGCTCGCAGCGGTCGAGGAATTGATTGACCGCCGTTACGCCGGCGAGTTCTGCGTCGGTCGGGTTGGTGATGTCGGCGACGGTGTACCCCATTGCTTGCAAAGTCGAGGCGATGGGATCGGCGAGGTCTTCATTTGTGCCGTCGTTGGTCGTGCCGTCCAGAGAGACGAACGCAAGCGATTTGCCGGCGCGGCGGATCATAACCTTTTCGACTTGGGTGCGGGTCAATGCCATGAGCAGGCTCCATTGAGAACGGGGCGGGATTGTTGTCCCGCCCCGCGTTGCTTACTTGTTCTTGCGGTTGCGCGGCTTGGCGTCTTCCGCCTCGCCGGCTTCGGGCTGCTCGCCTTCGGGATCGCCGGCTTCGGGGTTAGCGTCTTTGCCTTCGCCGGTAGGTTCTTCTTGCACAGGCTCGGTTTCCTCAAGGGACATACCGGAGGCTTTCAGCAAGAGATCGAGCTTGCGTTCGATGCGATCGAGCTGGGCTGCCTTGCGCTTTTCGAGGTGTTTCAGGGATGCCATGTGTCACCACCTATTAGCGGGAGAAGCCGGTCGGGATGGAATAGGAACCACCCGTACCGAATTCGAGCACCACACCGTTCAAGCGGTTGGCAGCACCGAAACCGAAGCGGTGGGTGTAGTAGGAGGCGTTGAAGGGATACTTCTCGTCCTCTGCCACGAGCTGCAAACCACCAGCCAAACCGGTGTCAGCGGGATCTTCACGCATGAAGAGAGGCTTGGGGGCGTCGGCGTGGATGGCGATGGCGTAGTTCGTGGGCATGGAGCGCCATTCGACGATCCACACGCTATTCGCCACGCCGCGGATGCGTCCGGGCATGCCGGCGGGGAGACCAGTTACCTGGTCGGTGTTCGCGCCGGGGATAACATAGCGTTCATTGACCGGGTCGAAGTCAGCAAGGGCTTCGAGGTAATCGCAGATGGTGGGGGTCGTCAGCATGACGATGTTGGAGCCGCCGGTGGGGGCGCCGAAGTGCTCTTCCAACTCATCGCGGACGGTCTTGGTCGGGTCGTTGGTATCGGAGATACCGGACGCGGCATAGTTCGTCTCGATGTAGTGGTTATCCGTGGCTTCGCTGTCAGAGCCGAGCACGGGCGGATAAAGCACGCTGTCACCATTGGCGAGCGGTTCGACCAAGAGGTCGCCGTAGATCTCGTCCTTGAAGGTCCATTGCGTGTTGTTGAAGAGCGCCTTCATGATCTGGCGGCGGACGGTGTTCAAGTCCGCGATCATGATGGTGTCGAGGTGCTTATTGAGCTGGGCGACAGTCATATAAGCGCGAGCCACGCGGTTGGCATTGAGAGCCGCGCCCCATTCTTGCAGGGGGAACGCAACGTCCCATTTCCCGTACGCCTTCATGGCACCGGGAGCGCCGCCCTGCGTGCTCATGGGTTCGAGGAAGCCGCCGCCGGGCAGTTCATAGCGGCGCTTGATGTCGGTCGTGACCTGTTCCACGAACAAGCCCATCGCCGACTGAAGTTCTGCATTGTGGCGGGCGAGTTCCGCCTGAACAGCCTCATAAACGAGTTGCTGTCCCATCGTGCGGATGTAGGTGCGTTCCGCTGCCGCTTCGGTGATACCGAGAGTTCCGAGAATACCGGACATGATGTTGTCTCCTTATGGGGTCACCGATTAGCCGGTGTACCCTTCGACTTTGAGGATTTTGGTAGCGGTGCCGTCTTCGCCGAAGCGGGCGGTAACACGACCCACGACGAGGGAGGTGCCACCGGCGGCGTCGGCAAGCTCGCCGACGGTGTTCGACACATACACGAGACCGTCGAACGCCACACCGGAAAGGGTGTAGCCGTAGAGGTAGCCTTCTTCGAGAACGGAGACAGGCTGACCGGAGGCGACCGTATTCAGGGCAATGCCGCGGAACTGGTCTTTGGCGCTGTCATTAGCGTCAGCAGGGGCATACTTGCCGTTGCTGTCGATGTAAACCGGCTGACCGGCTTCGATGGCAGCGGACGCGATGCCGCTGACGATCTTGTTGGGGTAGTGCGGGTAAACAATGCTTACCTGCGCTGCGGTGCGAGTGATGTCGCTCATGGATTTCTCCTTATTGGTTTGTTAGAGCCGGAGCGGAGGGCGTTTCACTTCTTCGCTCGGCGGGGTCTTCGGCAGCTTCGGGGGATTGCCGCCGCCGGGAGGGGTTCCCGGTCCTTTGGTGGTGCTGGTGGTTTGTTCCGCCAGCAAGTAGGGCTTGGCTTTCGCCAGAGCTTCCAGCGCCTTGTCAATGCCGGTGATCTTTCCGTCTTCGTCCTTGATTTCCGCACGCTCGATCAGGAGCGTCACATCTTCAAGGGCTTCGGGGCGGAAGGCGGCGCGGGTGACCTTGCCGTCCTTATCAAGCACTGGCTGGGATGCCAGCAACTTGATCTCGCCGTCCACGATGCGATTTTGCAGGGCTTCGGCTTCGGTCTTCTTTTCGGTTTCGAGGCGGTCGGCGCGTTGCTTCTCCGTTTCGGCTTTATCAGCCAACTTTTGGAGTTCGCTTTTGTTCGCGTCTTCCTGTTCCTTCTTCGCCTTCAAGTAGGCGTCCCATTCTTCTTGGGACTTGATACCGAGCGCTTCCCACAATTGCTTGCGGGTGCTTTCCTCTGCGCGTTTGGCGCGTTCGCCGGCGATCCGGTTGACTTCTTCTTGCGTGAGACCAGCATTACCCGTGCTGTTCGGTGGTGTCTGTCCGGTTCCCGGCGCTGGGTCGCCAGCCGGCGGGTCGCCGCCTTCGGTTCCTTTGAGAGCATCGAACAAGACAAAATTTTTACGAAACTTGAACATGGGGTTTCCTTCCCGCCGTTTCCGCCGGCGTTGCGTGGGTTTCCCGCCTGAAAAACAAAAAAACCCGGAGGGCACAAAGAAAACTTTGTGCGCTCCGGGTATCAATGCCTCGTCAAGCGGGTGGAATATTTGGTTGTCTGCGCGGCATTATAGCGCGGTTTTATCCATAAGCATCTGCGGGGTGTCGGTCGGGGTAACGACCAGCAGCCCGCTCCGCAAGGAAGAAATCCGCGCCAGCTCGCATTTTTTCAGTCAGACCGTCATCGAAACCCGCAAGATAAAGAGCAACCGATGAACGGCAGTAGTAATGGAACGGTGTCCAGTCCATGAAATTAGAAAAACGGGGTGTTCCTGTAAGTTTGAACGGCTTGTCTAATGGCTGGATTTGGGCATGAGCTTCAAGACAGCAGTTCGTTGTCCGCTTATCGAGTGCGGCAATTACCTGTTTCGAAAATACAGTGTTGTTGGAGTTGTGACCAACCCAAGAATTGAACGAATTCCAAACCAATGTTGCGGCAAGGGAAGCGACCATCGGGGCGACATCTGAAGGTTTCAAGATGCCGGCTCGCTCATCGTCCCCGACAATCTGCACATCCTCCATGTCAGCGTACAACATAGCACGGACAGTCATGTCCTGAGCATCCACCCGAGCAAGCACCGCGTCCAGCATCGCCACAGAGGTCACTCGCTCATTGAGCAGGGTGCTTGTGCTTGGCTTGCTTTCGATGCCATAAAAACGGAGTTGTCGGGCAGCTTCATCGGCTCCGAGAAGTTGCGCGTCCAAAAAGAGAGACTGACTGCCGGCTTTGATGGTGTCGCGCAATCCCTGAAATACATCGTGCGCGGCGATGATCCGGTTTTCCTCCTTGAGCGCGGCTTTCAAGGCTCGCCGGGCATTGCGGTAGGCAGTCAACACAAACCCGCGGGGGTGGTCAGAGGTGCCGGCTTGCGCGAACAGAGCACCGATGTCGTCGTTCATCCGCAGAGCGGATTTCTGAGCTTGTACAAGTGGGTTCGGCATTATTCGATCTTGCGCGGATTGGTCATGGAGCCTTCGCCGGCGTTGAGTTTCTTCTGCGCGTCAATCGCCATGCGCTGGCTTTCGAGTTTCATCAGGTTTTCTTCCGAGTTCATGAATTCGTTGATCTGCTGTTCCGACCAACCCTGCTTTTGGAAGAACATTTTCATACCCGTCAAGCCGCCGGCGGTCTTGGCAGCGTTGGCGGCGGTCCAGAAGGCTTCCTCCACTTCGAGGTCATCGAGCGGGTCTTTGGCGAATACCGGGCGGTCGCCGATGGAGTGATCCAGCATGCCGGCGGCGTAGCTTTCGAGGTTATAGCCTTCAAAGGCGGAGTCGTAATTCCTCCACCCGGCGATGGCGATAGCCATTTGATGAGCACGAACAAGGGCTTTATCATAGTTCGGGCGGCGGTTCAACACGCGGTCGATGACTGGCTGGCGGTTGAGACGCAGAGCACGCGCCGACACATCGCCGGATGCGTTTTCAAGGTCTTCGGAGAGTTCCGGGTAATCACGCTCAATCTTGGCGACCAGCTTCTCGATGTTCTCGCCCGTGGCGGTGATGTCCAGCGTCGAGACCAGCGGGTTCGCAGTTGCGCCAAGCGGTCCGTAGATTGCCGGCATGTCTTCGCGTCCCGCTTCCGGGTTGTCTTCGGTAGGCGTGCTGACCGGTACCGTCGTCCCTGTGGACGAGCCGGAGACGCCGGCGAAGAACCACACCGAATTGACCATCTTGCGGATTTGGTCGTTCAAGAGCGAGGCTTGGTCGTCCACTTCGCGGAAGTTCGACAAGCCGGCATGCAGTTCCGACCAGCCCCATGGCAATCCCATGTTACGGTGACGGATAAAGACCATCGGGATGAACGTGTAGTTGATGGAATATTCTGCGAGGTCATTCGCCCACGGATAAAGTGAGCCGTTGAGGTAGGTTCGGTACACCACGGCGTCGCCGGCGCGGGTCACTTCCTCTCGGTAGGTGACCGGTCTGCCGTTTACGGGATCGGGTCGGCTTTCTTCGAGGACATATTCCTTCACGTTGCCCCAGGTGTCGATCTCCAATTCCTTGATTTTTCCCGGGTGTAGCGGCATCATGTACACGCGCTTTTTCTCGCTGTCGTCCATGATCTTGATGAATGTATCACCCAGCACAGAACCGCGCAGGGTAACCACGTCCTTCTCGCTTTGCCAGTTCGACCATTCCCAAACTTTCGAAATGGCGGTGCGAAGTTTCGGGTCTTCGGTCTTGGTGATGATCGGGAGCGCCGACGGCACGGATTTCCCGTCGCCGGCAGCCGGGTCCAGCAAGCCGCCCCAAAGATGCGCCTGCCAGAAATCACCCAGCCGGAAGGCGGGCGATTGCACGGCGCGGATGAAGCGGTACAGCCCGAAGGTGGTCTTATAGGATTGCGCCCATGTGTGAACGTCGCGGTAGGCGGTGTTTTCATACATCGCCCACAAAATGGCGTAGCGAAGGGAGCGCCCATCGAACGTGTTGAAATCCTCGTTCCAGTTGAACGATTTGGTGGAGGTGTAGGTCTCCCGAAATGCTTTACTTGCCGCCATAAGCGATCTCCATGTGCGTTGCAAAAGGTTCATAGCCATTCCTGTGGCTTTATAGTCTCTTTAGTTGGTCGAGTTCAGCCCGCAGCCGGCGGATCTCCGACTCCTGCTTGTGCGTGAGGTCTTCGAGTTCCTTGATGCGCGTGTCCTTCTGTTCGATGGTTTCGCGCAATTCAACGATCTGCTGCTTTTGTTCCTTGACTTCGCTTTCGAGGTTGAGAATGTCGGCTTTTAGAGTTTTCTCACGCGCCGCCGAAGCCGCAGCCATTTCAGCGTACAGCTTGGCTGTCTCCGCTTCGAGTTTGTCTTTTTCGGAGGCTGATTTTTTCCTGTTATCGTAGGAATAAATAATGTTGATGATTAGCCCAATAAATAGGGCGATAATTTCCCAATTCATGATGTGCTCGTGGATGCCATAAAGCCGGAGCGGTCAGGCTCCGGCTTTTGTTGACATTGGGTTATCTGTCGTATTGGACACTGATGTTCTCGGTAGGGCTAGGTCCCTCGAACACGGAGATCATCGTGCCGGCAAGACGACCGGAGTACGACTGCCCGATGACGGGGATGCCGGCGAGCACTTCCTCGTGACCCTTGCGGGATGCCCACAAGCCGTAAGCGAGGGCAAGCAGCGAGCCGATGGCGTTGGCGATCAAGCCGGCAGACTGGTCAAAGACGGGAACAAGGTCAGAGCGTCCGGTGACTTGCAAGGTAACGAGGGTGATCAGGGTCAGGACTTGGAAAATGAGGTTGTATTTCGGGGCGGAGTTGTCGGGGAACCATTCGGGCTTCAGGAGCTTGCCGGCGTTGATGACTGCGGCGAACAGGAGTGCGAAGCCGGTCAGCGTGGCTCCGGTTTTGGCGAGTTCCTGCAACCATGCGATGATTGCGAAGATGTCAGGGGTGCTTTCCTGCATGGCAGGAGCGGGCGCCGGCGCGGCGTGAACGGCAGCGAAGGGCAGGACAAACACGAAAAGCAGAACGAGCAGGAAGTACTTTTTCATTTGGGGTCTCCGTTTCGGAAAAAATAAAGGGCAGCCGAGACGGTTGTCTCGACTGCCCTGGGTATCAATGCCTCATCAGGCGGTCGCTGTAAATTATAGCGTGGTTACTCTTGCAATTTCAGGTATTTCGGGCGGATGATGTGCTCCGCCTTCATGTCGGCAGCCCTGCCCTCTTTCACTTCGATGATGATGGTCCCGTGTCCCGTCCCCTCCTGCCGGATGATCTCCAATGCGAACAGGAACGCGACGATCTCCCTGCGGGTCTCTTCGTCCACGCCATCGAACTTGATTTTTGGAAGTACCACATTCGTCATAATACTAGCCTCGGTATCCTGAAAGCGGCGAGCGGGCTACCTGCAAGCCGGTTCCGGTTTGCGTGTTGGCGAACGTCAAACACAGGCTGTCCGCCTTATCCGGTGAGCGTCCGAGCATTTCCCGCATGGTGTCTTTGTCGGTGACCCTGATTTTACCGCCTCTGACAGAATATAGGGGCGTTGTCAACTCTTCGATCAGGTCGTCGTCCGGCGGGATCATTGCATAGCTGGGATGGTTCGGCTCGTCTCTCAGCCATTCCCGACACGACCACCACAACTCATCCCGAAGCTGGAAGAACTGCCCCATTTCGGTTTCGTACGTCGGCGAGCTGGCGACCTTCACGCTCTCGGCGATTGTCGTCCGGTCGTGCCGGCTCTTTTCTCCTGCAATGCGATTGATGCGGGTTGCAATACCGGAGCCGATACCAGTAGCGTCTACTCGCAATGTGACAACCCACCCGCTACGCCCGATGTAATCATAGGCTTTGAGTGCGGTACTGTCTGTGTCCAAGCCTTGCCAGCGTTCCATTTTTGGTACCCAGCCCCCGAAGCGGAAGGTTAGGACGTTCCAGTCCTTCCCGTACTCCGAGACATCCAAGCCGGCGAGCGCGTTATCCGTCGGCGGCTTCTCGCCGTGCATGGCAACGTAGGTCAGCCAGCGCGAGACCGCGGCGTCCACCCATGCGCGGGAGATGAGCTGTGTCTCTGCCTGCGGAGGATACACCCCGAGCACCATGTAGAAAAACGCCGGGTTCAGCACCTTGCGCCAGCCGGGCGGGAGAGGCGTGTACTCGGTGCCGGCGTGCGAGCGGGCGGTCGTGCCGACCAAGTAGTCGGGAAGCTCGAAGCACTCCTGATCGGGCTTCTCGTCAGGAGCCAGCGGGCGCGTCCACTCGTTGATGCGGCGCACGGTCGTCTCCCGATCCACAGCGCCGGAGAAGATTTCTTTGCCTGTTACGACATTGGGATGCACCAATGCCGACAGGGTGACGACGTTACCGAGCTTCTTCTTCTCCATCTGCGCCACGGGACCGTATTCACCGCGTGGGTTGAACATGACCAGAAGCCGGGCATTACCGCCGGACATACAGCTTTCGATGCCCTTGTACACCTCGACCGGCACGGCGTCGCCTTCGTCCACGATGAACAGCAGGTTCGGCGCGTGCTTGCCGGCAAACTTCGCCTGCCGGTGTTCCGGCGTCCCGGTCGTCGGGATGGTGACGCCGGTCAGAAATTCGAGGGAGCTGCGCTTGATGTTGAGGTCGCGGGTGATCCGGTCGTCTCTGAAGACGTCCGGGTGCTTTTCGATAATGGAGCCGATCTCGCCCCACAGGATTTTTTCAAGGTGGCTTTCCGTCGGCGCGGTCGTGTAGACCTGGCTGTTCGGGTAGCTTTTGTAGAACCATGCC